ACAACGATATGTTTGCGCAGCTCTCACAGGCAGCCGACCCAGCCACGCAACAGCTTGGCCATGGTGTTCCAGCTCAACCGATGCCTCAGCCGATGCAGCAGTCTCCCGTCAGTTCGTCTGGCTTGATTCTGCCGCCTGGCGCGGCACCCCAACCAGTGCAGGAGGTTCAAGGTGAGCAACAAGCTCAAAGCGACGACGATATCGGTTGGCTGCTCTGATCGCTTCTGGTCGAAGGTCCGGAAGACCGATGGATGTTGGTTTTGGAACGCTTCGATTCGGAAGGACGGCTATGGTCAGTTCGGGGTGGGAGACTACATCCTTTTGGCTCACCGAGTTGCGTATGCCCTCGAAGTTGGGGACATTCCCAGGGGGCTAGAGGTGTGTCACACGTGTGACCGCAAATCGTGTGTGAGACCAGACCACCTGTTTCTCGGCACGCATGAAGACAACATGCGAGACATGGCAGAAAAGGGAAGGGCGGCGTCAGGCGAGAATCATGGGATGTGCAAGTTGACCGATGAGCAGGTTGCAGAGATTCGTGCGGGTCCCGGATACACCAATCACTACTTTGCTACGAAGTTTGGGATAGACCCTTCTCATGTGAGTAGAATCAGACAAGGAGAAAGGCGATGAGAGAGCCAGCACCAGATTCGACACAGATCAAGTGTCATGGTTGCTCGCGGATGGTGATTGTTCCAGCGGGTCGAGTGCGATCCGCTTCACGTGCCCGACGCAGCTACGTGGTGTTTTGCAGCAGGCGTTGCAACCTGCACCACGTGGCTGTGGAGGGAACTCGCCAACAAGCGGCGAAGGTGGTGAAGAATGCTTGACATCATGATGCCAGTGAGCTTGGAGGATCTCGCTTCTGCGGTCGTCGAGACTCACGAGCTCGGCGAAGCTGGTGAGGACATTGTTGTCTACGAAGGCGCGATCCCACGACTCGAAAGGTTCACCGACGTGCCCTTCCGTCTGGTGGTATGCGTGGATGGAGGCACGCGCGAGGATGTTGAGCTGCTCAAGCGCTACCTTCCCATGTCTACTTGCGAGTGGGCTCTGATGCAGAACAGCGGGGTGCAGGGCTTCGCCTACACCATGAGTGAGCTCGTGCGGGCGACTCAAAAGGAGTTCGTGGCTTTCGTGCCGGCGAACATCTGGGTTGACGACGACAAGTGGTTCGGCAAGATGCAGGTGGTCTTCACCAAGGATCCGCACTGCTTCATGGTTGCTGGCGACGTCCCGAACACCGCCTCGACGATGGTGCCGCCAGTCAAACTCACCCACAACCAGCATCCTCGGTCCGACTTTTTCCTTTCACGACAAGCCGCGATTCAGAACGTGATCCGGTTCACTGGAGCCAAGGATTTCTCCGAGCAAGCACATCAACTTGGTGGCACCCGATGGGTAGCTCCAGGTGTCCACTACTTGGACACGCATGCACACAAGAAGGATCGGAAGCTCGAATCCTCTCAGAGTCGCGATAGCTGACGACTCTGGCCTGATCTACAGCGACGACTACCGCGAAGGGTGGGTCTGGGGCTTCCGGTCGATTGGCTGCGAGGTCAAGGTCTTCGACGTGCATCAACTCCGGCAGTGGTCTTCAAGGCCCCATGGTCGCTACAGCGCAGGGTCAGCCAAGGGCTACCCGAAGATGATGGGCCAGTCTGTTGCATCCTTCAAACCAGACCTGGTGTGGTGCCATCATGGTCGAGGGACGTCGAGCCCTGCCTTCCTTGAGCCGCTGCATCGTGCTGGCGTGAAGACCGCGGTCTACCTCTGCGATGAACCTTACGAGGTGGGAGAAACCGCGGGCTATTCACCGAACTTCAACTTCGTCTTCACGATGGATCCGTGCACCATCGACGTGCACCGACTCTCCAGACCGAAGCGGAGGGGCGCCTACTACCTTCCGCCGGCGGTGAACACCGATCTTTTCAAGCTCGTGCCCTACGCCAAGCGTGCGGGTGGAGCATTCTTTCTTGGCAACGCTGGCTTGCCGCCTCGGGTTACCTGGCTCAAGCCGGTGGAGAAGGTGTTGGGAGCCGAGATCTGTTTCTGGCCAGAGAGTAGGGCCGTGGCCAAGGGCGACCCGAAGTGGGTCCCTCTCAAGGATCATCCGCGCCGTTACTCGGACTGCTACGTCGGGCTGAACGTGCACCGCCATCCTGGCATCACCTTTCAGTGCTACAAGAAGCGGGTTTTGGCACGGAACAAGAACAAGCCGGTGCCAACGGGGCTGACCCTCGCCCCTACACCACCGCTAGTCGAGGGCACAGGATTTTGGAACGATGGAGATCTTCCCGCAGCCCACATCTGCCCCCGCTTCTTTGAGATGGCAGCATGCGGAACCCTCGTGGTCTCCGATGCGTCGCGTCCCGAGCTGGCGCGACTCTTCCCCATGGCTCCCAGGGCATCTGATCCCGAACACTTCTTGGAGCTGTGTCACTACTACCTCGAGCACACCGATGAAGCAGAGGAGATTGGACGAGCATGCAGTTACCTCATTTCAAAACGGCACAGTTACCGACACCGCGCGGCCGAAGTCCTGATCCGACTTGGCTTGAAGGCACCGGACGAGGAAAGCCTTGTTACCTCATTGGGGGAGCCGGCGGACTGGTTGAGTCAGCAGCACTTCGCGCCGCCGAAGGGAACATCGTCATCGGTAGCAACTGGACCCTCCGAGCGCTGGTCCCCAGCGTGTGGACTGTCTTCGACGCGGACGTCTGGAAAAGCGAGCGAAGCCTCCTCGCTGGATGCCCCGACTCCATGGCTTGCGTAGTCAACAAGCACTGCTTCGGCGGTGGAGTCTACTCGTCAACGCACAGCCGGTTGCTCAGGATGGTGGGGAGCGGACAACGTCACCTGGCCGAGATCCTCGTCAAGGCACGGGGCCGGGGGGTCCGGTTGCCCAACGGAATCTACCGCCCCAAGATCCACGCTCCCTATATGCCCGCGCGCATCACGGATCCCTGGCACCCCAGCGGTAACTCCTTGTGCTACATGATCCAACTAGCACACCTGATGGGCTGCGACCCCATCTTCTGCCTCGGATTCACGCTCCAGAGTGGGACTCCCTACCACTTCGGGACGACCAACCCGGTGACCAAGCGGTCGGCCTTCTACGACTCTGAGGTTCCCATGCTATGGTTGAAGTGGTATGAAACCCGCTGGCCCGGCCGCGCCAGGCTTCTACCAGGGTGGTCAGGCCCGGTTTACGACGTCCTCCGCACGGAGACTTTGAAGCATGGCGACGAACGACCTGAACCCAGAGGGGACCAACCAGACCCGGACCGTGGGGATGTTCCTGATGAGCAGCGACCTGGACCGGATAGCCGAACACCCGCACCTGGGACTCGGAAGCAACCCCAGTGGGACGAAGGTTCACCGCTTGGTTGAGAAGCTCAAGGGCAAACCGGGTATCCGGAATCCTTACGCCGTGGCCCAGTCAGCCACGGGGCAAAGCTACGCAACAGGAAAGAAGCTGTGACCTAGCAGACAGGAAAGGGCATGGGGGACAGAACGAATCTCGGGAACACGACCAACCCGCCGCTCACCAGGGTTGATGAGGCAGCGTATCCCGGTCGGGGGATGGGCACCTACGAACGGCGCTCAGGCACCAAGCCGATCGAGAGCGCCTACGAACTCCCCGAGCACTTCACCGACAAACAGGACGTCGTCAAGACCGCTCGGCTCTATGCGGAGTCGGTTGCTTACCCGAACCTCGCGCAGGATCCCTACGTGGTCGGGCAAGCCAAGATGGCTGTGCTCTCCGGACTCAAAGACGTTTACAACGTCATGGAGTTCTTGCGGAACAAGTGGCTCATCCTCTACCGACTTTACCGTGGTGAGAACCTGGCGCAGTTCAGCTACGGTCGCCCGCAACTCCACAGCCCCGAGCCGTTCAAGGCAGTGGAGACCGTTCACCCGCGCATAATGCGCACGCTTTTCGGCAACCAGCGTTGGTTCAAGCTCTACGGTGTCGGCGACCAGGATGACACCGGGGCCAAGATGCAAGAGAGCTTGTGCCGCCATCAGTTCCGCGAGATGAGCTTCTTGGACGAAGCATCGCGTTTCGTTCGTGACGGGCTGATCTACGGCACCGCGATCCAAAAGCTCTGGTGGAAGCAAGAGATCGGCGAGATGCGCTACCGCACTGGTAAGCGAGTGCCTGACCCGGACTTCCCGGGAGCCAGCAAGGTGGAGCTCACGGAGATCGAGCGTGAGGAGTTGCTCTTCGACGGCAACACGATCAGGAACGTCTCCATTTTCGACTACTACACTTCGCCGAACGCAACCAGCGTCGAGGATTCCGAGTGGTGCGCTGACCGATCTGCCTGGGCGGATTTCGAGATCAAACAGATGGGTGAGCTCGGGCACTGGGTGAACCTTGCGGCACTCAAGGATCGCGCCGGCACCAACGACATGAGCTTCGGCGACGAGTTCAAGGAGCGCAAGAGCTACAGCTACGGCGTGTTCGATCCGCGCACGGCATCCTGGGCTCCGCACATCCCGCACTACACCGTCATCGACTGGTGGGGTCCGCTTGTCATCTCCAAGAAGGGCGGCAGCTACAAGACGGCCATCTGCAACGTGGTGATGATCGAGCCGAACAACATGCAGACGATCGTCCGCATCACCGAGGTCCCCTACTGGCACAAGAAGAAACCCTACCAGTCCTGGCGCCCTATCCAGCTCCACCAGGAGTTCTACGGCATCGGCATGATCGAGATGATCGCGCGCCTGAGCCAGGAGAAGGATCTCAAGCGGAACCTGGGCATGGCCGCGGCGCAGCTCGCTGGCAACCCGACGTTCCTGCTCTCCGACGAGGCCAACATCCCTGACGGCCAGTTGATTCTCCAGCCCGGCTTGACCCTCCGGGTGCCAGACGTCGACAAGTCAATCGTGCCGTTGCACATTCCGGATGTCAGCGACGTTGCTCTCAAGGCTGAGAACATCATCACGAAGGACATCCGCGAAACGAACGGCACGACTTCACCGCTGATGGGAGCGTCAGATCCGTTTGGCAAGGGTGGCAAGACAGCGACTCAGCACACCAGCGAAATCGACGAAGCGAACTCCCGCCTTGTGGGCTCGATCGAGAATTACGAGCACCAGGTCGTCGAGCCGATGATCGACCAGATGACGTGGAACAACCAGCAGTTCA